AGTGCCGCGATGACCAGCTTCCAAGTCGCACTCATCCTCGTAGGGCCTCCTCTGCCCCGTTCCGCTTCAGCCGCCCGATCGCGGCCCGCTCCAGATAGATCGCCCCGCTCTCGGTTATCCCGAGGCGGCTGGCGATGCACGACAACGACTCCCCGCCCAACCACGGACCCAGCACCTCGCGCTGCCTGGCGGTCACCGCCCCCAGAGCCCATCGCACGGTTGCCGAACTGATTGCCCGCGCGTCGGGCCCGGGCGAACGATCAACCACATCGCCGTCTATCAGCGCCTCGAGGCTGATGGCGTGATCGGGCGACGTGGGAGAGCCGTAGGATTCCCTCCGCATTCGCAGCTCGGAGCGGATCGCGTCCCTGACGGCCCAGATCACGCGGTTGGTGATCCATGTTTTCAGCTGCGCGCGCGTCGGGTCATACGTCTGACAGGCGACGTGCGCCGCCATCATCCCGATGGCCTCCAGGTCACCCGTCTCCAGCAACCCCGCCGGGCGGAACCGGCGCGCGAGCCAGCGAGCCATCGGAAACCATGGCTCGCTGTCGATCATTGCGCCGTGCCGCCGTTTGCCCCAGAATCGCCCGTAGGCGCGGCCTCGTCTGCCTCGTGGCTGGTTGCCAGCGGGACGGCTGCGTCGCACTCCTGGGCCGGTCCTGCCCCAACGGAGGCCGTTTGCGAGGCCGCGATCTGCACGCTGGCCGCGGCGTGCGCCTGCTGCCCGTCCTCGTAGGCCATAGCGGCCGAGATCGCGCCGAACAGGACGGAGATCGCTGTCGCCAGGCGCATCAGGTACTCGGCCCGGTCCGGCCAGATGACGCCGCCGACGCCGGCGGCCGCGATGGCCACGCCGCCGAGTTTGGCGAGCTGGAGCTTGCGGTTTCGAGGAGCCGGGCTCTGCACAGAGGGGGTCATGCCGTCTTCCCACCTTCCGGAAGCTCCACGTGGCCCAGGTCCCAGCCCCACTGGTAGCCGCCGTTCAGCCCGTGGGCGTGCGCCGAGCGGCCGATCAGCTTCCAGACGGGGGCCTTGTCATCCCAGATGGGCCTGCCGCCCTTGTCGACGGCCACCAGGTCCGCGGCCTCGCCGTCGCAGTGGCGCGATCTCCGCCGCTTGGTTACGACCGCCTTGGGGTTCACGATCACCCACTCGCCGCTGGCGAGCTGTTTCCGGCCTTTCGCCCAGTTGGCGGCAGCCTGTTCCTCGGAGCGCATTCCTTCCAGCACGCGCAAGGCGTAGCCGTGGCCAGCCAGGTCAGCAATGACGGCGAGGACCTTCTGTTTCAGCAGAGGCTTGCAGCCGGCCAGCTTTTCAGCGTTCGTCATTCGATGCCCCCTCCCTGTGCACGCCGGCGTCTCCCTCGAGTAACGGCAGAAGCGCGCTCGTCAGCGTGCGTGGCGATCCCCTCGAGGGCCGATGCGGCGATCCCGGCGGCGGATGTCGCGTTGCCCTGGGCCTCTGCGAGCTGGCGCTGCAGCTCGCGGTTGCGCTCGAGGACCGGGCAGGTCCTGCATTCGGGGATCAGCAGAGGCGTCTCGTTTGCCATCGGGATCAGCGCCCTTTCCTCGTCAGGTACCAGAGGATCACGCCGGTGAGGACGCCGGTGGCGACCGGCTGCACGATCATCAGGACCGTGAGGCCGCCCAACGCGCGGTCCGCCAGCTTCTCCAGGCTCCGCACCGTTTCGGCGATGCTCTTCAGTGCTTCGTCGATCTTGTCCAGCCGTTCTTCATGGACCGCGCACGGCATGTCTCGCGTCTGGCGTGTCTCTCCCACATTGCCCCTCCGTGGATTGGTGTCCGCCCGATTATGCCGCCCACGCAAAGAAGGGGGCGGAACCGTGGCCGGCTCCGCCCCCTTCCTGCTCAGCGCGCCAATCGCTAGAGGTACTTGCTCACTATCTGCCAGCCCGTCCCGTCGCTGACGATGGTGACGGCCTGCTTGTCGGCCGAGAATGTGAATGTCGTCGCCCCGTCTATCGTCTCGGAGCCGCTGGGGTCGATCACATGGGCGTAGGCGCTGAGGCGCTTGATCGTGTAGACCCGGCCGAGGCACGTGGCCGCCGCCGGAAGGCTGATTGTAGTGGCTACTCCACGGTTGACGAGAAGGTACTCCTCAGACGCCGCGGTGTAGGTCGCCGTTGATCCGGTGAGGGTGGTCACCTTCGACGCCCGCGCGCCGCCCACTGTGAGGCCGCCGTTGAAGGTCTGCAACGCCGCGTATGTGCTGGCAGTCGCTTTCAAGGGGACGTTGGTTGAGAGGCGAGCGTCTGGAATCGTCCCTGTGATGGCGTTTGCGGCCAGGTTCGTTAGGTTCCCTCCATCGCCGTTGTAGCTGACGGCGTGAACGATGCCATCAGTAGCCACCGAGAACGGAGGCTCACCTGGCGGGTAGGTTATTCCGTCCCCGGAGATGCTGCCAACGCAGGTTGTTTCAGTCGCCGTGGTTGCGAGTCCGGTTTGCCCGGCGCCCGAGTAGCCCAAGTAGTAGATGTTGTAGTGATCGGCCCCAGTGATTGGTGACCATGCAAGGGTAACACTGTTCCCGTTGGTCCAATCTACCATGGCCGAGACGTACCCTGGAGAGCTTTCCTGCCCGCCAGCGGATACAGCCGTCACGTCCCACGCCTCGGTGTTGCCGCCGGCGGATTCTCCGTCCACCGTTGCCATCACTTCGGGCGTGTCCAGTAGCCCTGTCGAGAGCATGTAGGCCCGGATGTTGCCGGGCAATCGCGCGTTATTCAGCGTGCCTGTGGTGATGCCAGAGGCGTTGATAGGGCCGGTAATGGTCCCTGTGGCGGTGATCGGTCCTGAGACGGTGAGGCCGCCCTCGCCGGTGATGTTGACGGCGCTCGCATCTGAGTCGATGGTAAGCCCCGCCGCGCCGCCGCTAATCGTGTTGGAGCCAAGTTCCACGGAATGGGCCACCACAGACCCGGCGACGTTGAGAGAGGGAGCCGCTACCGCCTTATCGAACGCCCATCCGGAGGATCCATAGAACAGGCCTGCCGTAGCGCCATCCTGAGCCACTGATAGGCCGGCGTCGGTGAGGGTGGTTGATCGGCTGACCGTGGTTCGTGAGGTGATCCCTCCGTCAGTGTTGATCGCCCCCGTGATTCCGATGTCGTCGTAAGTGAGCTGGGCGCGGGTGAAGCCGTTGACGCCATCGGAGCGCAGTACCTCGCCCACGGTTCCGAGTGATCCGCCCGACTTGTAGCCCGTGGCGTTGATCGTCCCCGCCACGTCCAAGGTGGAGAGGGGGGACGCCGCGGAGCCGATGCGGACCTTGCCGCCGGCGCTGGCCACGAACACGTTACCATCAGCCGCCAGCGTGCCGCCTCCCTTGAGGCCTGGGTTGATCGTAACGTCGCCGCCCGGTCCATACCCGCCCGCCGGAGCTAGGGGGCCGCCTTGGCCCGCCGTGATCGTCACGCTGCCGCCCTTGCCGCCGGCTTGGCTCGCCGTTGTGGCGCCGCCCTGTGCCGCCGTGAGGGAGATTGGCGGACCGGCTGTACCGTTCCCGGTGGTTACGCTGGGCGGTTGTACGCCGGCGACATTGAGGCCCGTTGAGGCAATGGCACCGCCGGCGTCTACCGAGGTCAGAATGCCGCCACCAGGCGCCTTCCAGTTAGTGAGGTTCGCGGTTGGCGTCGTGGCCGCGGACTGGATGGTCAGGGCTACGTTGGTTGCAGTTGAGGTAGTAATCTGCGTCCCTGTCCCCGCTGGAAGAATGCTCGACGCCGCCGATCCACTGCTTCCGTTATAGATCGGTGCCGTCAGCGCAATGCCGCAACCGGAGCCACCATAGAGTACGCCGACGTTGTTGACACCCCATAGAACACTTCCGGCATTGTTGGTAATTATGAACGGTGGACCTGTTTGACTAGATCCAGACCGAACCTGTACGGAGGTGTTGGACGGGTCTTGGAATAACGCCGTCCCGCTGGCGTTCGTCACAGATGGCGCGACGTGCAGGGCATAGGTTGGGGAGGTCGTCCCTACGCCTAGATTGCCATCTACGAGAAACGCGCCGCCTGTACGCAACTTCCCGGCCGCATGGCGGTACAGAGAGGTGTCGACGACGTTGGTTCCGTCCCCTATCCATAAAGCACTTCCGTTGATGTAGAGCCGGTAATTCGCCTCACCGGCCACCCTTGTTACAAGCGACCGATACCCGCTCGTTGTAGTAATGGTGAGCGCATCATGGGTGTTCGTGGTAGATATCGCCTGGTTGGCGGTGAACGTCTTAGCCCCTGCGAAGGTCTGCGTGCCCGTGGTGATGACACCCTGCTGTGAGGCAGTTGCGCCTTCGATATTGCTCGCGGTGAGTTCCGAGAGCCACACGTCGGAAACCAGCATCACGTCGGCAGCGTTGCCAGTATAGTTCCAGTGCCCGCCGATCTTGATCAAAGCGGTGCCGGGCGGGAAATGGTTGGTCCCGTTGTCGTACACGCCGCTGGGGGTTGGCCCCATATAGCCGACCGCGTTGTACCAGTCGTTTCCAACCACCATAGAGACGCCACCGGCGGCCACGTATCGAGCGTTCCCGTCACCCCCCAAGGAGTTCGCAATCGCAGTTCCGGTAGTCCAAATGCGGGCCGCTGTGTACTTTCTACCGTTCGCCGTGATTGCCGTTCCCGTGGTATAGGCGTAGCTTGCCTGCCACACGGGATCGGAGGCCGCGGCGCCGGCGTCCGTCCATAGAATGCTCGCGTCGATGCAGTTGTTCCCGACGCCGGAGGCTGGCCATGAGGGCGTTGTCGTCCCCGAGACGGCATAGGGATTTTCCAGAGAGGCCGGCAGAGGAGAGCGAAGCGCGATCGACGTATTCGTGTGGTTCAGCCACACAGGACACCCATAGGACTTGTAGATATGCCCATTGGCGACGGTGGGCTTCACCACTACGTAAGTCCCGTAGGCGGTGCTTGGAGTCCATGTCGAGATGCCGGTTGTGTCTGTGCCGCATTCCTGCCAGACGATGATGTTGTCCCGCGTCAAGCCCGACGTGGCGGTGTTCCAGGAGGGCTCAGAGGCTCCGGACGATCCAACGCCTGTTGAGTACGCTAGCTCGGATGTGATGCGGGAATACGTATAGTCTGGGTAGGTGTAGCCTCCCGAGTTCTTGTAGCCATAGAGGACAAACTCCCCGCTCCAGCCGTAACAATCGTTGGGGTTCCAACCGGATATGTCATCGACGGCAATCGTCGTGTCTCCAGCTTTGAGTGGAGCGGTCAGGCGAGCGTTGCCCTTGTGATCCGTGTAGGGGCGGCTCATGGCCAAGCCGTCGATATCAAAAAGGCCGATGCCGAAGTACCAGAGATTGGCCGCGCCCACTTTGTTGAGCAACTTGCCCCAGCCTGAGAGCTTGTACGTGCGGGTGGGGTCGATGGCGATGTACTCATCACTGAACGTGCTCGACTTCACGCCGGTGATCTTCATGGACCCTTTGCCGCCGTGGGTGTCGGTCGAGTAGAACGTTCCGAGCGACCAGTTGTAATTGCTCCCCATCAGGCCCGAGCCATTGGCCACGAGGTTCATGCCTCTCCCGGTGACGTACTCGCGGGCCACGGCGCTGGTATCGGCTGTCGGGTCGCTGGTGAGCGTGACGGAAGGAGCCGTGATCGCGCCACCCGCCGTGATAGCCCCGCCGGCCGTGATTGCACCTGTGGAGGAAATCGCTCCCGTGACAGCTAGACCGGCGTTCGTTATCCGCGCCCGCTCCGCGCCCGCAGCCCCGAAGACGATGTTGTTATTCGCATCGGGAAAGGGAGCGTTGTAACCGCTCACGTCTATCCAAGACTTGCCGGAGGCGCTGGTCCCGCCTCCAGCGCTCACGCGCAGGAACCCGTAATCGGAGGCGGTGGAACTGCCAACGCCCCTGATCTCTCCGGCCGCGAGCGTTCCGCCGGAGATCGCGGGCCGAGCTACGGCATCAGACCCGTACTTCACGGCAAACGAAGGCGCCGCTGCAAGACCTTTTGCCGTGACAACTCCCGTGTTCCCGACATCGAAAACGGATGACGTCCCGCCGCCATAGAAGGTGAGCGAGCCTGTGGACGTCGAGTTGTAGTTGATGTTCACGCCGGCCGTGCCGGTCGACTTCAAGGCGATCTGGCGGTTTGTCCCCGTCGTTGTGAGGTATAACGACCCGGTGTTGTTAGTGATGCTGACGTCGCCGTTGGTCGCGTCAGGAAGAGTGAGTGAGGTTGCCGTGACCCCGCCCGCAATCGTGGCGCCCGCACTGTCGAAGTGCGCCCACTCCGTAACTGAGTCGCCGGTCGTGATGCGAAGCGATCCGGAAGCCCCGCCGCGGATTTGAGCCAATTGGGTGGCCCCATCCGCGTTTGAGAACAGCAGGAAGGGTTCGTTAGTGCCGACGCGACCGAGCTTGATCCCGCCGGCTACCCTGGCTGTCGTGTCGTCAACGTTCAATCCTCCGGCGACCCTCGCAGAACCCGTAAACGCCGGATTAGCGAGCGGCGCGGCTCCTGTGACTTGCCCCACGGAGTAATCTCCTGTGGCGGCGACCACGGCCCCCGTGCGGCCAAACACGGAGGACACCGGCGCGGCGGGTGGCGTTGCCCATGTCTGATCGCCGCGCAGGTACGATGAGGCGTTGGCGGTCCCCGTGCCGAGGGCGGCCGTTGGGATGAGGCCGGTTCCGGTGAGGCTTGTCGGGGGCACGCCGGTGAGGCCTGAGCCGCTGCCGTTGAACCCTCCAGCGGACGTTACAGAGCCGTCCATGCCGACCTTGAAGACCGATGTGGTGGGGCTGCTCGATCCGGTGTACGCGTTGATGAACGTCGCGCCCGTTGTGGTCGCCCCCTGTTCCCACAGCCTCAGTAGGTCTGAGGACGACGTGCCGCCGAGGGTCGCGTTGCGCTGCAACACGCTCCCAGGCTGGGTGATGTTCCCCGCGTATGCCTGCTTGACCCTCAGCCCCGGCCCTGCAGAAGCCGAAGCCAGCACGCCGGCGCCGTCGATCCCTGTGCCGCCCGAGCCCTGAACGCCGACGCCGGCGGAACTGGCCGATGCCACGCCCTGGACGGCGACCGAACCGGCGGAGGATGTTGCGGTATTGACGCCGTAGACGGCAATCCCCTGGACGTTGCTGCTGGACCCGTAGAGCCCGTAGCCCGATTGTGAGGTACTGATGCCCCGGATCGCCGCCCCGGAGTTGCTGGACGTGTTCGTGGATGAGATGCCATCCTGCCCCGTCCCGCTGGTCGTCACGATGAGCGGGGTCGCTGTGGTGGAGGTTGGGGCAAAGGTCTTGCTTGCGGTGATTGTCTGATCAGTGTTCGTGGTGACCACGTTAGCAATTTGGGCCGCCGTGTGCGTGTGGTCGCCGGCGGCCACTGTGCCGGCCGTGGTCCCGACATTCTTGGTAGCAGCGTTGCCAAGGCCAAGCGCGGCCCGCAGCGCCGCCATATCTGCGGCCGTGATCGTGCCATTCTGCAACGTGACGCCGCCGATGGTGTAGGCCACGCTTGAGGGCTGCTTGAAGTCGCGCGGCTGGACGTTGAGCTGGCCAGCCGCCGGCAGAGTGATGAGGCAGACGGCGAGTGCCACAACCGCCCACAGGTAGAGTGCGTGTCGTCTCACGTTATGCTCCTTGGTAGTAGACCCCCGCCTTATCGGAGGCCGTGAAGGGATAGCCGGCGGGCGCCGACAGGGTAATGGACTTGCCGTCGCCGGCGACCTCGATCAGCTCCCGGTCCCAGGCTCCGCCGGAGACCGAGGCAATGATCGGGGATCCGGATGCAACGGGCTTCTCCGTCGTGTCGATGACGATGGTCGTCGCGCCCGCCCCGGCCATCTGGGAGGCCCACACCCATGCGGTGGAAGCGGGCGCTGACGTAACAGCGGAGAGGATCTTCGAGGCGGAGGACGCGGAGCCGTCCGCGGCCAGGAGGACGGTCGTGTAGCGATCGTTGGCCGTCTGGCCGATCTGGGAGATGAGCGCCGCCAGGTCGCCCCTCTCCTCGGCTCGCTCGACCTCGCACTTCCAGCCGGCGCGGCTGAACGTGTGGGTCGCCTGCACGGGGAAAAGGGTGAGGCCGTCGCGCCCATCGGGCAGGTTGACCAGGCGCATGAGGCCGATCGCCCGGATGTTGCGGATGCGATCGGATACGGTGAGGGGCGATGGGGCCTTGGCCGTGCCGTTCAGGTTGAAGTAGTTAACCGCCCACTTCATCGCGTCAGCCTGCGTTCGCACCTTGGGGGCGGAAACCCTGACCTCTCGGCGGCCGTAGTGCACTTGGCCGGCCTTCGCGCCGGTGTGCCAGAGCGCGGAGTTGCGGGCGTCCTGCGTGGCGTACTGCCCCACCGGGTCCGCAGGGTCCTGGAACCATGCGTCTTCCGTGCTGTAGCGGTAGGTGACGACGGCGCTCCCCTCGATGTAGGGGTAGATGGCCACCGTGCCATCCTCGTTGGTTGGCCAGCCCGCATGCAGGTAAACGCCGTCCATCTCGGCCTGGCCGGCGACGGAAGCGCCGAGGCCTCCGAAGAGCACGGTCACCTGCTGGCAGTCGGAGGCGGTCTTCACGTCCACGTGGAAGCGCTGCCACTCGGCGGTGAGCGTGAGCTTCCGGCCGCCGAGTTCCGCCGCTCCATCGCCGGCGACAGGGACGGCTGTCTTCCAGTCCTTTCCGTCGTACTGGCGCACGAGCACGTGCACATGTGTGCCGTACACGGCCCGGGCATAGAAGGAGAGGCGCAGCTCCTGGTTGATCCCGGCCGCGATGGGATCCGCCTCGATGCCGGCGTAGCAGGCCGTGTGGTTCCCGGTGGTCCAGCCGGCGCAAACGCAATAGGCGCCGAGCGCGGCGTCCTTCTCGGCCCACTTCACCGTGGCCACGGACGTCGGCAGTCCTTCAGTGGTGTCGTTCGTCTGGGCATGCCAGCTCTCCTGGCTCAGCTCGTCGGCGCTGAACAGCTGCACATCATCGACGCCGATGCCCCGGTTCTTTCCGCCCACCCCGTCCGGCAGTCCGATAACCACGGCGGCCGTGCGCGCCTGGGGATCGACGGTGAACCCGGCGTCGAATGTCCCCCACACCTGGTCGTTAACCGGACCGGTGAAGGAGGCTCCGGCGTCCACGTAACCGATGTAGGAGGCATCGGCCCGCCACATCTTGACGCGCACAATCGGCCGGATGTTGACGCCGCTCGTCTGGGCCGCCATCGCCATGCGGAGGGTATAGCGTCCGCTAGGTTTGACCGCAACCGGATCACCCTGGATCTCCTCGCGGCCGGTCTTTCGGTTGTCGAACTCCATGTAGCGGCTGCCGCTTGCGGGAGATAGCCCCTTGTCCGAGGCTCCGTTGTCCGGCCCGATGGCGGCCGGGTCCCCGGAGATGCGGGCCCAGTGGCGCGCCGTCTTTGGGTCGTCAGCCTGCACGTCCTCAAACGACGGGTTCAGGATGAGGTTCGCGCCTTCGTTGACCGGCTTCTCGAAGCTGCCGTTTGCGATGAGGTTCGGAAACAGAGGCGTGCCGCCCTCAATGACGAGAGCGTTCACGATCTCCGAGGCGTCCTCGCCGAACTGGACGGTGGAGACGTCGTGGCCATAGGCGACAACGTACTCGGCGTCGGTGGGTCTCGGCCGCAGGTAGATGCGCTCCCGGCCCTGCTCATCGATGTCCACGCCCCAGGTGACGCCGGGGATGCCGCGCACGAGGCCGGTGAGGACATCGAGCAGCGATCCTTCCAGTTGCCGAGTCTCCCCCACCGTGATGCCGATCTTCTGCACATCCGGGATCGGCGCCGGGATTCCTTGCTCGGCATACCAGGGGTTGGCGTAGTCTATCAGAACCTGGCTGAATAGGTCCGAGAGGTCCTGAGCGGCGGCCGCGTACTGGCGGGAAACATAGATGCCCCGGAAGCGCTCCATCGCCCCGTAGGCCGTCACGCTCAGGGTGTCCGGCCGGTCGGTGGAATGCTCGGAGATCTGGACGTATCCCCGCCACCACTCCACCCAGCCCAACTGCTCTCTCACCCACACGGAGAGGCGATCGCCGGCGTAGAGCGGGGCAGGCGTACCGATCGGCAGCGCCAGCGAGGCATCGAGCTGCGACATACCGCCCTCGCGGCGGTGGACGAACCTGGCTTCCTTCACCGCGCGGAAGGTGAAGGCTTTGCGCTTCCACGCCCCATCGATGAGGCTGTAGGCGCGGAGTTGCCAGCCGCGCCGGCGGCCGTCGTAACAGCCTCCGGCGTCCACGTTGCGCGCCGGGTCGGGGTTGGAGGATCCGCTAGGCGGGTTGATGACGATCGGCCCGGGCGGATCGATCGGGGTAATCGGGTCGTCAACCGGGATGGCGCCGCTCCCGTCCACCACCCAGCCCCCTGTGCCGTCCTCCTTGGGGGTGTGGACCGAGTAGGTCTGCTCGTTACGTACGCCATCGGATGACCACGTGCACACGAGCACCGTGTATGTGGTGTCGTAGGCGAGGACATTGGCGCTGTCCCCGAACACGTAGTCCGTGGAAAAGTCGCACATGCAGCCCATCAGGATATTCGTCCCGTAGGTTGCCGGCGGGGTGTAGATGCTGATGTCGCCCGACGCGTTCGGATTGCTTCCTGGCGGGCACCCGGCAATCACGGAGATGTAGGGGCAAACGTTCCCATCCGGGTTATGCAGGCCCGTTGTGACAGATGAGTATCCCACCTACCACCACCTGTTTCTGAAGGTGACCGAGACGGCCGAGGGGCCGGGCTCGTTCCACGCAACCTGGATCTGATTGGCTCCGCCGGCCAGCTCGGGGAACGCGCCGTCGAACAGGCTCATTCGGTCTTCGCCGTCGAGGGTTACGAGGCCTTCGATGCCGTCCACCACCAGCTCGCCGGCGGCGCCGCAATCGCCCTGGATCGTGCAACTCTCCCCGGTGGTGAGGTTCGAGACAACAACGTTGAGGACGCACGCGGGGACGGTGAGGGCGATGACCGGCTCGCCCGGCGCGTTGCCGGCATAGGTCAGCGCGGAGATGACCGTGTGTTGGGCGGAGAGCCCTGAGCACGTCCACACCGCCGCCTTTCTGGCCGTCCACTGGCAGCCGTTGGCGTCGGGGTCGTTGATGATCGCGCCTTCGACCTGGCTCGCAGGAGCGGCAGCGCCCGACGCGCCGGCGCGGGAGCAGACGTAGAACCACCCGCTGACCGCAGGGTTGCGGACGACCTGGCCGAGAGAGTAGTCTCGGTAGGCTCCCCAAGTTACCGCGTGGTCGTCGGCGAACTCCGCTTCCGGCGTCCACTGGCAGCCTGCGGCGCCTGGATCCTCGATCACGCCGGATCCCCACGCCGGCGTCGCTGTGCCCGACGTGCCCGCCCGCGTACAGCGGTAGACGGTCCCGGTGGCCACCACTGGACGGCATCGCTCCCCGAGGCTGTACGGCGTCGACGGTTGCCACGCCGGGGCCGTGTACGGACCTTGCGGGCTCAGCGCCGCGCTCATGCCGGCGGCGGTGACGCTGTACTTCCGCCCAGAGTCGGCTGGGAAGCATCGCTCCGCGCCGGCGGCGTAGGCGGTCAGGGGAACCCGCAGCGCCAGGCCGGCGGCGACGGCCGGGCTCGCCGTCTGGAGAGTGTCCTCAAACCTTCGCGGCTCCGCGGCGGTGAACGTGGCATCCCAGTCGAGGGCGATCTCCGTCCCTTCGAGTGGGGCGAAGGAACGAGCGATGCACTGCGCGAACTGGTAGCGGTCGGAGTCCAGGTAGACCTTGACGATTCCGGCGTGGAAGAACCGATCGTACTGGTCCCGCAGCCAGCGCAGGCACTCGTAGAGGCTTCCGCGCAGCGCCCACGTGGCCGTACCGTCCGCCACGGTCGCCCCGCCCCAGGCCGGCTGCACGGCCGCGCACGCGCCCGGAACGGCGCACTGGTAAAGCAGCGCGCCGGCCTGGATCACCGCGCCCAACACAACCGTGCGGCCGGAGCCCCAGCCCTCGGGGGCGGCCACGAAGCGGCCGTTGAAGCTGAAGCGGCGCGGGTTGAACAGGGCGTCGACGCCAACGGCCCCATGCGCTCCCCCTCGGAGTTGCTCCTGAGCGTCGGCGTCATCGGACTCCTTGTAGGTCTCGGTGTCCCAGAGGAACACGAGAGTTTCCTCGCTGCCGCCCTGACAGCGCACGAACTTGCCGGAGATCTGCACTTACGACCTGCCTTTCGCCGCGCGGGCGACCAGGCCGCCGAGGTCGCGGGCCACGCCGTCGATGGGGCGCGGGTTGAAGTTGTTGATCGTCTGCTGCACGCTGGTGTGCTGGACGATGGCACCGGGCTCAGCCGCGGCGCTCATCGATGGCGAGGAAGAGCCTGGCGCGCTGTACGACGGCATCGAATCGGCGAGGGCGTACGTGTTGAGGCGCAGCGAGGTGGGAACGTAATCCGTGCGGCGCTTCCTGCGCTTCTTGAACAGGCTACCGAGAGCGCCGCCGAGGATCCCGCCCGCAAGCGCGCCAAGGGGGCCGCCGGCCGCCATACCGATGGCGGAACCGAGGCCTCCGCCGAGCCCGCTCTGATTGTCGCGACCGAACAGCATCGGCGCCACCAGGCTGCCGGCGAGCCCGGCCAGCGCCACGCCGCCGATGGAGGACGCGCCGAGCTTCTTTCCGAGGAGCTTCCCGAACGCCTTGTTCAGGCCGCCCATGCCAGGAAGGCCCTTGCCGCCGCTCGGCGCGCCGAATGGCCCGCTGCCCGGGCCGCCCGCGATGGCGGCCGCGGCGCCGGCCATGCCTGTCGCTCCAGCCTGCCCGGGCTGCTGACCGCCGAGGCCGAGGAGGTTGGCCAGCCCGTTCTTGATGCCGGCGTAGACGAGGTCCTGCAGTGCCCGCTTGGCGATGTTCGTGAGGCTCTTCCAGAAGTCGCTCCATGCACCTTTCGCGCCGGTGAGGGCGTTCACGAAGGCGTCGCTGAAGGCCCTGATGGACTCCATCTCAGCCTGCTTCACGATCTCGCCCCGCTCCCGCCACTCGCGCCGCCAATCGTCCCGGCCCTCTTTCTGGTCGGGCGCGTCGATCGGCTGGACCTTGCCGGGCTCCTCGATACCGGCGATCTTCGCCTTCGTATCGGCGATGAGCCCTTCAAGGCGCGCGCGTTCCGCCGTCTCCTTCGTCTGCGCCTTCCGGTTCTCCAGGTGCTGAAGATCGTTCTTGAGGTTGTGGAGACTGATTGTCTCCAGGCTCTTGGCGATGGTCTGCTGCTTCTCCGCCTCCAGGGTCTTCGCGCCCTCGGCGATGACATCGGCCTGGGCGTTCAGCGCGGCGGCCTTCGCTGCAGAGCCGAACATGGCGGCGACGACGGCGGCGGTCCGGAGCTCGTGCTCGCGGGCCTTCTGCCGCTTGATCTGGAGGTCATACCAGATCTCGTAATCGCTCTGGATGCCGGCCTTCTCCTGCTCGGAGATCTGCTTCGTCTTCAGCGCATCCTCTACCCGCAGGTCGATGGTGCGGCGCGCGTTGTCAGCCGCGGCCTGGTCCGCATCTAGCCTGGCCTGGCGCGCCTCCTGTAGGTCCTGCAGCTCCTGCTGGTGAGCCTGGCTCTCCATATCCATGCGCTGCTGGAAGTCGTCGAGGATGTCGTTGGTCGTCTTGTCCCAGGCGTCATCCAGGTCCTTCACGTAGGCGGCCTCGGCCGCGGCCATGGAGGTCTCGAAGGTCCGGCGGTCGGTCTGCCGGGCGGAGAGCATCTTGTCGCCGGCGCCGGCGTGCGAGGCCCAGTTCTCGCGCAGCTTCTGGCCGGCTTCGATCTCGGCGGCGCGACGGCGGGAGAGGGGGGTATCCTGCGCGCGCAGCAGCTCCAGTTCAGCTTCAACGAGGGCGCCGTTCACCGCTTTGTAGAACTCGGCATAGGCGGCCTTGCGGCTCTTCTCGGCGGCGGAGAGCACAAGCGCATGCGCCTTGGCGTTCGCCTTGGAGCCTGCGGGCTCCGAGCGGAGCGTCTCGTCCACCTCGTTCAGCGCCGAGCGCAACCTGCCCTCGGGCGTTTGGTCCAGGCTGAGGATCTGCTTGTTCGCCTGCGCTTTCGCCTGAGCCGCTTCGTCGGCGAGCTTCTTCGCGGCCTTCTCGCCCTTCGTGTCCACCTGGGGAGTTCCGATGCGCGGGACCTCGACGTCGGGGACAGCCGGCGTGTCCAGGACCTTCGCCATGGCGGCGTCGACGGGGCCCCTCCCCTTCCACTTCCACACCATTACGCCTGGGCGGGCCTTGACCGTGTACACCGGCGGGGTCTTTCCGTGCGTCGGGCTGCCGATCCAGTCGTATTCCGGACGAGCCGAAGGCATGTCTGCTTTCGCCCCCGGTACTGGCTCGTATGCCTTGCTCACGCGACCTTGCGCTGTGAGGCTCTTCTTGCGCGAAGGGGCCAGAGCCTCCCATTCGTCGGCCGTATATCGCTGGTTCTCTTCGGGGACCCGGACGAACCCTCCATGCTCTTTGAGGATCGCCGGGTTCTTCTTCGCGGCCTTCATGTAGTCGGAGGCTCGGGACTGGTAGTAATGGGCTTCGCGGTCCTGGGTGTTTCCGGCGGCCTCGCGCTCATGCTCAATCTGCTTGCCCCGCTGGTAGATCAGGTACATGGCGGCTGCGAAGGCCGCTAGCAGCTTCAGCCAGCCAGGTATCATCGCGATCATCGACGCCATGCCGGAGACCAAGCCCTTACTGCCGCCGGCGGCTGCCATCGACGCAGTATTCAGGCCCACGTAGGCCGACGCGAGGAGCCGCACGCCGCCCGCGGCCTTCACCAGGTACGGACCGAGCACGAGAGCCGTCTGGATCACCTTCGCCAGCGCGCTCCCGGCCAGGGCAACCGCGGTGGCGATGCCCGCCCACTTCGCCGCGCTGAGGACGAGATCCGGGTGGCGCGCGAGGAACTTCAGCGCTTCGGAGGCGGCCTTCGCCAGCCGGCCGAACTCATCCCCGATCTCGCGGGCCCACTTGCGCAGCGTCCCGTCCTTTCGGAGGCGCATCACTTCGTTCAGCAGGTCGTTCAGGGCGGGCTTTGCCACGCGGTTGATCTCATCGCCCAGGCCGTCGGCATCGGCGTTGGCGAGGAACTGCGACCAGAGGTCCTTCAGGTTCGAGATGATGCCGTTCATCGTCCGGGCCTGGGAGGCCATCCCGCCGCCAAACGCTTTTTCGAAGCCGCGGAGGATGGCGCTGATCGCCTTCTCGACGTCGATCCCGGCGATCCCGATGTTCGCCATCTCCTTGCTCGTGAGGTGGAACTCCCGCTGCAGGATCTGGCCGGCGTTGAGCCCCAACTCGCCGATCTGGTTGATCTCCTCCTGGGAGACCTTGCCCTTGGCGCGCATCTGTCCCAGCGCCCGGATGACGGCATCCATGCCCTCAGCCCCAGCCCCCACGGCGGAAACAGCGTCTCCCACGCTGGTCAAGGTGGGGATGAGCTCCCTGGCGCTGAACCCGTAGGCGAGGAGTTGCTTTGCGGCCTGGGTGACCTGGCCGAACTCGAAGGGGGTTTCCGCGGCGAACTTACTGAGCGCCTGGATGGACTTCTTCGCGGCGTCCGAGGAGTGAAGGAGGGTCCCGAAGGCGACGGAAGTCTGCTCCATGTTCGCGGCCGTGGACATGGCGGTCTTGCCGAGGACGGCCATGCCGGCGGCGCCGATTCCGCCCACGAGGGCCAGGCGCGCGCTAATCGCGCCGGCGGAGTCGGCCAGGCTCTTCATGCCGTACTCGGCGTCGGTGAGGGTTCGGCGGGCGTTGGCCCCATAGGCGGTGAACGCCCGCCCGAGGAGGCTCATCCGCCGGGAGGCGGACTCCGCGGCGTCCCCTACGCCCTTGGCGGCCTGCTCGGCTTCCTTCAGGGCGCCCTTCGCCTTGGAGCCGGAGACCTTGACCTCAACGCCGAGCCTGCCGAACTGGGCTCCCGCCGCCTTGGCGACCGCCTCAAGGGTCTCTGCGGTCTTCGCGGTATCGAGGAATTCCTTACGCGCGGCCGCGCCGTTCGCACGGATATAGATGCTGATTTGGTTAGCCATGACGGGCCGATTATGCCTGTGGTGGCACAGCCGTCATATAACGAGGAATCGAACAACCGTGCATGCATTCAGAGCGCAATAGCCAACGGAGGTCGCCCCATGCCTATCCCCAACTTCGAGACGTGTCCACATTGCGGCAAACCCGTCCTTTCGTCGTCCATGGCGACACATCTCTCCGGACCATGCCAAGGGCCGAAGGCGCCCTCGCCGATCACACGTGACGACAAAGCGGCGGCCTCCGGCAACGGCATCTGCGGGTGTCTCGGGGCATTCGTTCTGGCGTGCCTGGTGTTGAACGGGATGTTACGGGGGTGTTCCGGACCCACAACTCCGGCGGCTCCTGTACGTCAGGCAGCGCCATCGGCAGAGACAGATAGTCCCGCGTCAGTGGAGCTGAAGGCTGGCGTTGTCGTCCGGGATGGGTTCGTCTACATTCGGAACGGCAACTCGTTCGACTATGTGGATCTCCGCCTGGAGCTCAACCCTGGCTTGATTAGTGGTGGCTGGGAAGTCCAATGGCCAGTCATCGGCGCCGGCCACACGGTCAAGGTGCCCATCTGGAGGTTCACCAAGGGGGACGGCGAGCGATTCAACCTGTACAGGTACGAGGTGAAGCACTTGGCCATCCATTGCGACACCAGGCCAAACCACGGCCGCGGCAACTGGTTCGGCGGGTTCAAGTGAATTGGTGAAGGGGCCAGGAGCGCGATGCTCCTGGCCCCTTTCCTCATCTGCCCATCCCAGCCGTGAACAGTCTGCCCGTCGCCAAGGCCGCGGCCCCGGCCTGCGGCTCAAGCGCCTTCGGCAGCCTGCGGAGATAACCCTCCAGTTGCGGAAGGCTCTGCCGCCCCACCCTGATCCCGGGGTAGTAGTGGGCCATCAGGGCGAAGACCTCCGCCCAGTCCGTCCTCTGCCCCGGCTCTACCGGGGCGGCGTAGGGTGCAGACCGCTGCAGTCGAGCACAGCCCGCAGGACCGCCGGGAACGCCGGCGCCGAGACGTACCGGCCGATGGTTTCCCGCGTCACTTCCACCGCATCCGGCGGGTTGAAGGCGATCTCGCAGACGTCGATCATCGCCTCGATCTGCTCTGGCGTCAGGGACGCGGAGGCCATCCGCATTGAGGTGGCAATGTCCTCCGACGTAACCCCCTGCACCTCGGCGTCCAGCAGCTTGGCGAGCCGCTCCAGCGCGCCGGGGTTGTCCTGGGCGAGCGCCGGCATCAGGTATTCCTCGCCGAGCACGCCCATGGCGGCCTGGAGGCGGGCGTGGTTCATCAGGGGGACGGGGTGGATGCGGAACTCCCTGCCGCTGAGGTTCACGGTGGGGCCGTTCCCCAGCATGACGTCGAGATCAACGGGGGCATCCTGGGCGGCCTTCTCGGCCATGGCCTTGCGGGCGACGCTCCCGGCTTTCGGTGTACTCATATCAGTCTCCTCAAATGGGGCAGGCCCGCCGCCCCGCGCTGGGGCGGCGGGCCTGCTCTGGTTTCGGGGACGCTGCCACGTCCTCCCGAAAGGGTCTACGTGTAGACTATTGGCGTGCCGGCCGTGGTGAGGGCCGTGTTGGCCTCGGCGCTAACCAGCGTGAAGGTGACGCCGGGGTTGACCACCGTGATCGTCACCGTCTGCTTGAGATAGTCGGAGCCCTCAATGGCGGGCTCGGGAGCGGTGACGTAGGCGACCGTGGCGGCGACGGTGAGGCTGTGCCCCGTCGTTCCGGACGCAAACGCGGCGGTGAGAGCGCACGGCGTGGGGATCGCTCCCCGGGACATCGGCCAGCCTGCGGCCGCGCCCAGGTGCTTGCGGAGCAGCGCCTCGCTCTCATAGAACATGTCCAGCTCGAAGGTCACCTCGGCGAACTGCGCGCTGTGCGCGTTGGGGAAGGGATTGCCCATCACCCGCTTGGCGGAGAGGTTGTTCTTGATGACAGCCTTGAACGAGCCGCAGTCGTTGTTGGCCGTGCCGTCGAGGTTCAGGGTCGCGCCGGTGAAGGAGAACGGTAGGCTGATGGGCACGCTCGCCGTTCCGAAGACCTTTCCCGCCGGCGTCTCCGGATACTGGTCGTACTTCTCGGCGATCCCGACCATCTCCGCATCGGCTTCGAGGATGGCGTCCAACGCCGCATTGAGGGTCAGCGTCTCAACCTTACAGCTGGCCACCGCGATGAGGTTGCCCTTGGCGGTGGCCACCGTGATGGGCTTCGGGCCCGCGGCGGCCGCGGTAATCGCGTGCGTGTAGAGCGACGCGGCTCCCGTGGTGGTGACCGCTCCCAGCGCAGCATACAAAAGCAGGCTGAAGCAGTCTGGGGTGGCCTCGCAGCTGAGAGAGCCGCCGATCTCGGCGCTTCCCATCACGGAACGGGCCGGCAGGAAGCGCCCGCGGCCCAGCGCCTTGCTGTCGATCCGGTTGTAGGTCCCGGAGATGTTGTTGGTCAGCGTGTCGAGCAGGGCCATGCTCTTCACGGGCGTACCGTAGGTCGTCTCCAGGCCGATCCCGGTCTTTGCGTCCATTCCGTTCATTACGCATCACCGCCCTTCTTCGCGGGCTTCGCGGCCACCTCGGCGGCGGCCGGGGCCGGGGACACCTCGAAGGCGGGATCCTCGGCGAAACGCGGCCGCTCGATCTCGGGGACTTCGACGGGCACGCCGGCGACGAACACGACGACATCGCAGCCGTCCAGGGGGATATGCCGCTCCCCCTTCTTGAGTGTCACTTTCATGGATAGAAGCTCCTTCAGAGGCGATTATGCCGCCTACCCTCAATGGCGCCCGTCGTAGCGCGCGTCTTCGGTGACCTCCCAGCGGATGCGGCGGTATCGGCACTGGACCACGCCCCGGTAGAAGCGGATCCCGTTGGAGTCCTCCAACGCGTGCGGCGGCTCAGACCGGCTGGCCAGGCCATCCAGGGATGTCCGACTGGCGAGCGCCTGGAGGATGGCGTCTATGCGCGCGTCAAACCGCTCCTCGTTGGCGGCCGCGCCGGCTCCGCTCGACACGTCCATCGGGAGGTAGACGTCGATGTCGATGGCGTGCACGCGGTCCATCTTGCCCGCCCCGCTGCCGCCCAGGGTACGGCGGGTCTGCGTGATCCCGTTGCGGGTAATGCTGGTGAAGAACCCGGAGAAGTCGCCGGCCGCCTCGGCGTCCAACTCCGCGCCGGGGAAGGCGACAACCTGCCCGGGCTCGGGCAGGTTGTACAGCAGCTCAACGATCTTCGCCTTGATGGCGGCGATGCTCATGTGTTCAGGCTCCTTGTGAGTATCGTGATGGCGTCCTCGAAAGCGGCGGTGACGTCGGGCGCGGAGGCTATCGCCGCGTCCCGGAACATGTGGTGGCCGGGCTGGCCGCGCTTCCCGATGGCCCGAGCGATGAGGAAGGCGCGGCTCTTGTCCGTGGGCGGCTTCCTGTGGCTGCGGGCGCCCTTGGCGGTGAGGAAGCTCATCGGGGGCGACGGGTGGCGCTTCACCCATGGGATGAGGGCGTCATACGGCGGCGCCTTCTTCCCCGCCTTTCGGCCCTCTTCGAGGGTCGGCAGGTACTCCAGATTGCCGGCGATCTCGACAGTCAGCCCGTCGCGCTCGCGGGTGACGTGAAATGAGATGTTGTTGCGGGCGGCTCCCAGGTCCACCGGCATGCGGGTGACGACCTCGGCCTGCACCCTCGCCCCCGCCTGGAAGGCCGCAGCCGTGAGCACGTGGTCTATCTCATCGGAGGCGTTGCGGAGGCCAGAGAGGCCGGAGAGATCTACGTCGATGCCGAACGACAGATCGGCCATCAGGGGAGCCTCAGGGCCGCCGGGACCATCGAGACAGGGACGAGCTCCAGGCCCGCGCGCACGCGGGGCCGCCCACTCTCGAACTCAGTCGGCTCAAAGACGAGCCAGACCGTCCCATCGGCTTCGCGCAAGACGTCACCTGCCTGCACCTTGCCCTTCTGGCCGATCCTCGCGCGGAAGACGGCCGATAGGCGATCAGGTTCGGCGAAAGTCTCCAGCACGTGCGGCTTCACCCCGCGGACGACGACGCCAACGACATCGCTGGCCCTCCGCGTCCAGGCGGCGGCCGGGATGCCGGACACCTCTCCCGCGTTGTCCAGGGCACGGCCGCAGGTGAAGACGCTGATTGCCGCCTCTCCATGGCTGTCCATGTAGAGCGCGTCCATACCGTCGATCTCTCCGGGTTTGAGGATGCTGGCCATCAGTAGGTTGGGCTCGGTTCGTAGATGTCCAGAGTCAGCGCGCCAGTCTCGAAAGCCGAGGCAAGGACGGTCTCGGCCTCCTTCCTCGCCTGGTCGAGCAGGGCCTTGTAAGCGCGGTAACGCTGGCTGTAGTTCTTGGCGGTCTTCGGGTCGTCCACCTCGACATCCACCCACAGGGCGAAGGCGCGGGTGAACGCCTGGAGGGCGTGGTAAGCGAGCAGCGTCAGGAAGTCGGGCACGTCCTCCTGGATCACTTCGGCCGTGGCGAGGGCATCTTCGTTCACGCCGAGGCCCCGCAGCGCGTTGTCGATGACGCCGGCGAGGCGGCCCTCGGGGTCGGCGTCGGTGAAGGTCCAGCCGAGGTCGGAGTCCGCCAACGGTTCGGCGAACTCCTTCATCAGCCAGGCCAGAGCCTGCTTGCGTGTCATCAGTCCGCAGTCTCCACCGTCACGTTGACGGCCGCGCCGACCGGGAACTTGGAGAGCCCCTCGCCCTGGTCGAAGTAGAGGCTCATGGACGGCGATGGCGTCGGCGCGTCGGAGTACTCCATCACGGAATCATCTGAGGACACGCCCAGGTGCAGGGACTCAATCACCTTGCCGTTTCGCCCCCACACCTCGCCGGACTGGACCACCATCGGGAACGTCTGCTTTGCCATGCCTTATCCCTCCAGGGCGGCGATGCGGGCCTCGACGGCAGCGAGCACCGTCTTGCGGGCCTTGGCCCCGCGCGCCGTCTCGATCGCGTGGATGGCGCGCAGGTCGTCCACGCTCTCAACCTCGGCGATGCGCGCCTTCACGGTATCGGCGTTCCCGTCGAGCACCGCGCCCAGGAGACCGGTCTTCTCGTCAGGTTCCGCCTCGGCCACCTCACTGTTCGCCGCGTTAACGGCCTCCAGGTCGCCGGCGATGGCCTCCAGGGTGCGAACGGTGGCGATGTCCGGATCCTTGCTCAGGTTCACGTACTGCGATGGGGTGAGGCCGTGCCGTGCCATCAGCTCGGCCGAGGCGGCGGCCAGGCGCGCGTGCACCTTCTCCCGCATGATCCCGATCGCCTCTTTGGTTGCCATGGGTGTCTCTCCTTGCCGTTGCACGAAGCCCCCGCCCAAGCGGGCGGAGGCTCAATGCATCACGTGACCGGGTCCGCCTGGTTAGGCGAACGCGGCCGGGGTGTTGTAGACGCCGCCGGCGTCCAGGAACATGACGGCGGCGGACAGGCGGCCGGCCACGGCATAGCCGCAGCGCTCGCCGTAGATGGCTTCCTGCAGCGGGTACTGCGGGTTGGCGCCGGGGATCAGGCCGTAGCCCTGCAGCTCGGTTTCCGGATCGACGCGCTTCTTCAGCGGCTGATCCAGCGCAAGGTTCAGCGCGAGGATGTAAGCGGCCGGGACCTGGTTCCACTCGAACACGTGACAGCCGGCGCCGCCCGAGCCCTTCACGCGGCCGAGATACGTCCCCGGGGCGTTTGCGAGCTGCTGGACGATGGCGTCATTGGACGAACCGGCCCGGATGAACGGGTCGGGGGCCTCGACGAACGCGGTGAGCGCGGAGATCTTAGTCGTCTCGGCCGCATTGATGAACGCGACCATATCGCCCTGGCCGTGCTCGATGAGCTCGGCGCGCAGGGTGACGAACGGGTTGTTCACGTCCGAGATGTTGGCGGTGACGTAGCCGCTGACCAGGTAGTGCGTGTCCTCGGCCCCGGCCTCGCTACCTACAACCGGCGGGAAGACGGTTCCGTCACCGTTGGCCAACCGCCGCAAGGTCAGATCTCCGAACTGCGGATCCTTCCATGTCTGGTTGGTCTTGTTCAGAAGGGCGCGCAGCACCTCAAAGCGGATGGCGTTGATGTGCCGGTCGTTGATGTTGTCGAGATGGCGCTGATATTCGCGCAGAGTCATCTTGGCGCGGGTCACCCGGGTCACCGCGATGGCATCCTGGAAGTCGTGGATGGGGTAGGACACGTTGTACTGCCCCGACGCCTTCACGGCCATCGGCTGCCCGTACTCGTTGACCTTCTGCATCTTCCCGCCCGAGATCAGCTTGTAGATCTCGTTGTAGAGGGTCGTGGTCTGCGGCTGGACGAACAGGCCCAGCGCGCGGTTCAGTTCCGCGTCATGCGCCGCGAGGATCCCGGACGCCGCGGTGTAGATCTCCTGCTGTCCAACCTGCGAGATGGTGCTCAGGTCGGAGACGTTCAGGAGTCCGTAGACGGTGCTCATAGCTTGTTAGCTCCTCTTGAAGGTCCCTGCGCCTAGACCAGCGCCGGGCAGACGAACAGGACCTTGGTGAGGTCGTTGTCCGACGTGGGCAGGACGATGCCGACCTTTTTGCTGGTGGTTCCAGCGGCGTCGGCGAGGATGCCGGAATCGGTATCCGAGAGATAGATGGTCGCCCCGTACGCCTGGGCGGTGAGGTTGTAACCTGCGACCGGGCCGCGCGTCAGGACCTCGACGGCCTGGCCGGCGCCAACGGAAGACAGCGCGATGCCGATGGCGCCGGCGGAGGCGGCGAGCGAGGCGTCGGCGTTGTCAACCTTGCCGGCGGCCGTGATGTAGACCGCGGCGCCCTTCGTGATGGCGGCGGCGGCGATGAACGAGAAGCTCTCGAACTTCGCACGCGCCGGGGCCACGGCGGCGGCGGTGACTGCAATATCTGCCATGGGTTGGTTCCCCTTGCTGTGTCAAAGTGAGCGTTACAGACGGACCGGCCGGGAAGATGTGATGGCCGTCTTCGAGTCACCGGACGCCTTCGGACCCGGGCCGGACCCGGGGGCGGCGGCCTTGCCGGCCAGCGCGTCCACGGTGGGCTTCAGGTCCTGCAGGGCGGCCTGCTTCTCCTCAAGGCTGGAAGCGCGTTCCACGAGCTTCCTGAGGTTCTCGGGCCAGTCCTTGATCGATGCGGCGATGCGCTCGGTTTCGCGCTTCTCGTAAGCGGAGACGCGATCCTGGAGCGGCTCAAGCTCCTTGATGCGGGCCTCCCGCTTCTCGGCGAGTTCCTTCCACTGCTGCTGTTCCGCGAGCTTGGCCTCGTCGGCCGCCTGGGCCGATTCCTCCAGCTTGCGCAGCTTGGTGCGGTAGTTGGCCGCCTCCTTGCGCGTGGTCTCCAGTTCCTTCTGGATGGCCTCGAGTCGCTTCGCGGGGTCTTTCTCGTCCGCGGCCTCCTGGGCAGCGGCTGGGTTGTCGGGAGCGCCTGGCTCGCCGTCTTTGTCGCCCGCCTGGGGCTTAAGGGAAGCGGCCGGGTCCTGCCCGCCGCCTCCGCCGGAACCGCCGCCCGTCTCCGGCGCAAAGACGGTGAAGGGCAGGCGGCTGAATGTGCGTGTGAACATGCGTATCCTCCTGGGAAACGTGCCGATTATGCCGGCCGCGCAGGTGGGGAGAACGCGAAAAAAGTAGTCTAGAGGGGATTGACTGGCGGACATCCGTGGGGTACAATGCTCGTGTACGCGGAGGACAAGCTTCTGGAACGAGTCAGGGCCGCCCAGGTTATTTGGCGGCCCTGCTCCTGTTTTGGCCTCACCGGCCGAATCGGGCGAGATCGACCAGAGCGCCGGCGATGAGGTCGATGGCCTGCTCCTGAGCGGCATCGGCCGGCGTTCCGATCTCGGCCTCGAACGGGGCGAAGTGCAGATGGAGAAGCTCGTGGACGAGGGTGCGCTCCATATCGTTGGGCCAGAGGCCGCCCTCATAGAGGTGGCCGGGCTCCAGGATGTCGATGATCGCCATCTTGCGGCTGAGGGTGGCGTCGCAGCGGCCCTCGCTATCCCGGTCCATGTTCCAGTGAGGGACGATCCGCACCGCCACCAGCCAGTCCTGCAACCTGAGCCGCTTCTGCCAGAGGGCGCACAACTCCCGCACTTCCTCCAGGCTGAGGTGGGCTGGATCCGGCCGAGTGGGAGCCGGCGGCGGGGAGGACGGAGGTCCCATAGAGCGGGACAGTGCGAGCTGGATGGCGGCGCGGGCCCTGCGGCCTTGCGTGGTGTCCCAGCAGGCGGAACAGACGGGGACGGCCGTGGCCATGAAGACGAACGGGCGCCGGCAGGCGACGCATTCGGTCCTATTGCCGGGGCTCTCGCCGGCCGGCCCGCCCATCGGCTCGTTCATACCGCGAGTATGCCGGCATCCCCCAAGCCAGACGCGGCGAATCCGCGGGCCGATGACGTCGGGACCGTGTGGCCGGGGGAGCCTGAGGTCCTGTGAGCGGCTGCTTACTCTTTGGCCACGGGTATGCCCGTAGGCATCCCAGAGGAAGCGGAGTCATGAGACGGGCACGCACCCGACCTTGATCGTCTCGCCGTTTTCGCCGTAGCACTCAACTCCAGCATGCTTACCCGCTAGACGTCACTGGGGCCAATGCGTTACAATCGACCGCAAGGCTAACGCCCCGCAAACACTTCACCAAGCTACTTGAAAGGAGCTTTGCCGTGAACGAAACATCGGAAAGCGCCGAAGCTGTATTTGACGTACGCACCTGCGTCTGTGATGCCGAGGTGGACGAGGATTGTGAGTGGATTCAGGTCACTTACAATCGCGTTAACAGAATGATTGCCTTGATTGGTGACATTCCATTCAAGCGCCTCTTTACGGCGCAGCTTCAAGACCTGGCGGAGACTATAATCCCGCGGATAAGCTTGCTTCGCAAGCATTCGCTCGCCCGAAAGCCCGACCGCATCGAGGAACTGTGTACCGCCCTTGTTGCAGCCACCCCTAGTATGACTCTACTTGATCTACTGGGAGAGGTCCGAGACCTCCTTCCCGAAGGGGTCTTCGACGCCGTGCTCGGTTTACGACGGCAAAGTATCTGTATTCCAATCCCGGAAAGGCATACCGAAGATGCGGCGAGAGTGCGGTCGGCACTTCAAGGCCTCATCGATGAAGCTCCGGACATTACCTACAAAGACCTGTATACAAAGCCGTCAGACTCTGTATCGCAGGAAATCAAGCATGCCCTAATGGAGGCTCACGAAGCTGGAATACTCGACAAAGACGGTAATGACCGTTGTTGTGCCGGTCCGCTCGACCCTGCATCGCGTTGCGACCCACGGACGGGTAAAACATGCTACTTGGCACCTCCTACATATGAACACTGCACCATTGGATCGTTCGATTGCTAACAAGGTGGGGTAACGTTAGGGGGAAGTCCTTGGAAGGCCCTAACAGAAGCACCCGTTGAGCCTACCCCAACAGATGAGGGCGTTCTCGAGCTGGACGAACGCCTCGTAGATGTCGTCTCGCCGCTCGCCGAGGAACCGCAAGCGGCGTGCGCCTTGCTGCCAACTGAACGTTCGCTTGACCGCCCAGCGGAAGCGTCCCTGCATCTTGTTGCTCTCGGCAGCCTTACGAGCGATGCGCGGTACGATCCCACGCTCCCGCCGCCCGGCGATATGCTTCTTGTCGTTGCGGGCCTTGTCGGCGTGCACCTTCTCCGGGCGGAACCGGGGCCTTCCCCGCATGCCCTGAACCTTCGGGAGGGCATCAATGCCGTGAAGCAGCATCGTCCCGTCCGGTACGTTGGCTCCCGAGAGCAGGGTCAACAGCGGAAGCCCGGTTCTGTCTCCCGCTAGGTGACGCATAGTTCCCGCACGGCCCCGATTCGTGGGCGACGAGCCGACAGCCCGGCTGCCACACCACCCTGGTTCGCTCCCTAGGCCCACACGCTCGCCGAATCCACGCTCGCCCGGCTCCAGTGGACTTCGTGGGCCTTCTCCAACCGAGAGAACGGGATCTGGTGCAGCCTCGTCGATACGCCGGCCTTGTGCCAGTCCCGCACTGCGCGCCAGCACGTCGTCTCGGAGCCGCTGTTCATCTCGCGAGGAAGCGTCTCTCACGCGATGCCGCTCTTCAAGGCGAACAGGATGCCCGTCGGAGCCGCTTGGTTCGGCACAGGCGGACGGCCCCGCCCACCCGGCTGAGCCCGATATGACGGCAGTAACGGCCTGATCTTCTGCCACTAATCATCACTGAGCAGTTCCTTCGCCACACGTGGGGTCTACCCAAGATATCGTTACTATGAGGGACTTTCCGCATCGCGATGGTTTTCATGTTCTGGCATCTCTTGCTCTGTCCGCGTGTCGCCCTCCGACCGGGACGTTTCCTGGAACCGCCTGATCTCGCCTATCAGGTTCCAAGTATACCCAAGGTGTAGCTAACCGGGTAGGTTGAGCAAGGAGGGGGACTAGCTACGCTCAGCCCTTCCCGCCATCGCGGCGCTCGTCAACCTGCGAACGCCTTCAGCGACCGTTCCACACGGTACGGCCCCCAGCGTCCGTCTTCGCCCTCGCGCACCAGGTCGGAAAGCCGGATGGAACCCTTGCGGTAGAGGTCGTACTTGCCGGGTCCGAGGATCTTCCTCTGCTCGCTCTCGTCAAGGTTGGCGAAGGCCTCCTCACCTGTCTCCTTCGGCTTCCACGTCCGGTCCGGCATGCCGGGATAGCCCATCTCCGCCCATGACTTGGTGGCCGGTATCGTGGTGCAACGACAGCACACGTGGCTTGCGAACGGTTCATCCAGGGGGTGGAAGGTTCCGTCCATCGCCCAGCATACGGGGCAGCAGCGCGAGCCGCCCGAGGCCTTCCACCACCAGCCGGCGACGTATTCGCTGTTCTCCTTCAGGTACTCCGCGGCCGATGTGCGGTAGGCGCGCAAGGTCTCAGTGCGGGCGATGCGCAGGGACCGGGAGAGAGGCACGCCGAGTTCGTCCCGCATCTCTGTGGCCAGGCGCTCCGGGCCGAAGCCCAGCGCCAGGCCGGAAAGGAGCCGATCGCGAACGGCCTGGCCGGCGGCCGGCGCGATCTCGGCGAAGAGCGCGGCCAAGGGCGAGCCGTCCGAGGCAAAGCCGGCCAGGCTCTCGGCGGCGCGGACAGGAAGTCGGGTGAACAGGCTCTCGATTCGTACAGACGGCGGCGCCGGCGTCAGCGCCAGGGTCAGTTGTTCGGCCGTCCCCTCCGCGGACAACTCCACCGCAGCTGCCTGGGCCCGGGTAACGGACTCCGCGGCTGACCCGCCGTACCGGGCGATCCGCTCGACGACCTGGGCCTCCAGAGCCCGCAGCCGTGAGACGCGGTAGGCGACTGACTCGGGACTAGCCTTCACGTCGGCGAGCGCCGCGGCGAAGTCGCGCTTCAAGCGTTCGTAGACGGCGGTGTACGCCTTCACCAGATCGGCGGCCAGTTCCTGATCGGCGGCGAGGATGCGCTTCCGGCAGGCCTCGTGGACAGCCAGGATGCTCGGCATTTCAGGCAGCCGCCGCCGGAAAGTTCAGGACGGCCCACTCCCCGAGCAGCTCCCTCGCCGCTTGGTCGTAGGCCATCGCCGCCGCCTTCGGGGAGCCGAACAGGCCGAGATAATGCGCCTCGCCGTGAACGGTGATTTCTGCTCCCCATTTCCCGGAAATAGCGTGCAGTCTGATGCCCTTGTAGCCGGTCTGGTTCCTCGCCTTCTGTTGGTGGTAGGCCTGCCAGGCCGGGACGATGGAGAGGTTAACCCGCCGGCAGTCCAGGAGGTTGTGGTTCACGACGAGTACCCGATGGGCCTCCGGCACTTCGCCCACCACGGCATGGTGGAGGCGGACCTTGGCGCGCCGGCGGCCGGTCCGCTGCATCGAGTAAGCGAAGCCGCGTGGATCGCGCAGCCATCGCCAGGCCTGAAGCCGCTCGGCATCGATGGCGTCCACGATGGCCGCGCCGCCGTTGCCCAGGTCGATGCGCACCGTCCCGCCCGCGACCATCTCGGCCACTCGCCGGGAGGCGCGTAGCCTGCCGGCGATCTCGGCCTTGAACCGCCGCTGGAACCGCTCCGTCTCGGAAGGCTTCCAGCCCCGCCTGGCTCCGAACTCCTTCCAGGGCAGCCCGCCCAGGATCACCTCGCGCACCGCCGCGGCGTCATCTCTTGGTAGCCCCGCCACGGCCGCGGCGATCTCCCCCGCATCAAGACCGGTCAAGGCCTCGACCGCCACGTCCACCGAGGCGGGAAGCGTTTCCAGCATCGTGTCCCCGTCGCTAGTGAGGCCCATGGGCTTCAGTTCGTTCAGGCTGTCCACCCGGATGGAGCCGGCCAGCGCCTTCGGGATGCCGTGCAGATAGCGCGCCCAGGCGCGGATTTGGTGCTTGATCTCCCCGCGCACCCACGAGCCCGCCATCGTCTTGAAGGCGTAGCCGCGGCCCGGGTCGAACGTCTCGGCCGCCTTCATGAGGCCCAGCGCGCCGGCGCTGTAGTGGTCGTCATACGAGATGGCAGGGCACTTCCTCGTGAACTTCCCCGCCTCGGCTTCCACGATGTACAGATGGGCCGCGATCAGGGCCTCCCGTTCCTGGCTCATCGTCGTCACGCCTGCCCCCTGTCGAACGCGGCGAGAAGCTTTGAGCCCATCGCCTCCTGCGCTTCCCGCTTCTCGGCGATCATCGCGGCGACCTGCTCGTCGGAGTAGCCAAGCTCCGTGAGGATCTGCTTCTGGGACACGCCGAGTTGTTGCTTCAGGAGCAGCGTCTGCGCCGACTCCTGACCGGTCTCCCGGATGAGCGGCCTTGGCGCGATTGCCATGTCGATATCCCCGCGCTCATAGCTGTCGAGGCTGAACGGGACGAACTTGGCGCGCTGGGCGCCGAGTTCTCCCTTGCTCCCCCACGCCCCCGTCTGGGCCCGCCACCCGGCGATGGCCACCGCCATCTGGAAGAGCTTCACGCTCTGCTGGTCGTAGCCCGCCGCGGCGTCGCTGAGCCGGTTCACGGCGTCGCCCATGATCCTGGCGGCAGCCGGGCCGGTGACCTGGCTCATCTCCCGCAGCTGGGCGTGGACGGTCAACTCCGGCAGGTCCTTCTCGATCTCGGCGATCTGCTTGTCCAGAGCCGGGTAGGCGTCGGCGATCTGAAGCTCCAGCATGTGGATCCCGGAGCCCTGCGGAACCCGCCAGAGGCCGAGGCTGTCCTTGTCCCGCTCCGGGGCCGCCTGATCCGCCGTTGGCGGCCGCTTCCCCCGCTCGTTGGGCAGCTTCCCCTCGGCATCCACGATGAGCGGGCTGTTCACGATCTTCATCACCCGGTCGTTGAGAGCGCTGGCCAGCTGGTTCAGCTCGTCCACCTTCTGGTAGCACGCCGCGATGGCCGGCTCTCCATGGTCGCTGCCGACGTTCCGGTGTCGGGCCCACGCAGCGGGCACAAAGCCGTAGGGGTTGGGAACGGTCGCCTCCTGTCCGGGCTGGTAGCTGAACGGCTTGTCATCTCGGAACGTGGTGATCGCCTCGGGGGTGACCTCCTTCCCGAACTTGTACTCCCGGCCGTTCTCCTCGGCGGCGTACTCCTGCAGGTAGCGTTTCACGTTCCCCTGGCTGTCGAGGTCGAGCGCCGCGATCTGACCGGGCCACACGATGTCCAGGTAGACCTTCCTGCGCTCCATGTCGTCCACCACGGCGACCAGCACGTCGCCGAGGCTGGCCCCGTAGCGCACGAAGACGGACTTCCCGTCCAGCCAGTTCGACCACTGCCAGACCTGCTGGATCGCAGGCAGCAATGCCTCGTTGTCGCTCTCGATGGGGATGGCGTCATCCAGCGGACCCGGGTAGACGAACCCGGCATAGAAGTCGGCGAGCCGTCTTGCCGGGTTGTAGAGCCCGCGGATGTTGCGGTAGAGGTTGTAGTTCACCCGGTAGGCGACTGCGCTCCGGAAGCCGTCGTAGACGGAGTTCTCGTGCAGGCTCCAGAGGTAGCCGTACCACTCCTGCATGCGCTGGTAGGCCTGCCCTTTACCCGACGGGTCCTGGAAGACGCGCTTCCACGTCCCCACCGCCGCCCGCGTCGCCATGATCGCCCTCCTCGGTATGCTCTGTGCGCTCATTCGTCTTCCTCGTCGCCGTCCAGCAAGTAGCTCAGGTCGACGATCTCGTCGCCCCGCTCGTCTCTCATCTGCGAGGCCATCAGGAGCAAGGTCATCAGGCAGTCGGTGACGAGCTCGTCATCGTCCTCCTGGTAGGTCAATGCCTCCGCCTTCAGCTGCGGGTCGGAGAAGCGGA